ATCTCGCGCAGCGGGGTTGCCGCTGGGGGAGGTCGGTTTTCCTGTTTCGCACGCAACTTTTCCTTTTGCACGAGCTTCATCCACCATTCGGTTTCTTGGAACCGTTGGCCCAATATGCCTTCGAGCGCATGTTGGTCTGGGATCAGGCAGGCTAACCTGGACTCCTCGATTTTGGCGATCCGGTCGAGGAGATCTGCCCACGAGAACGAGACGACGCCGTGGTTTTCACCGCGGCCTTCGTCCATCTCGTTTGCGGGCTTGCCAGGAATTCCTGATGGTGGTGCGCTACCTTGTAGACGCTTCACCAACCTGTTTTCCGCAGATTTCATGGGGGGCATAGGAGAGCCGAGGGACCACTTCTCCATTACACTTTCTAGGAGGAGGGTCCTTTCCCATTCAGGGAGACGGGCAATTTCGGACATGGTGAACCCCATCCCAACAGAGAGAGCAAGCAGGTTGACCTGCTCGCCCTCCTCGAGGGAACGGGGGTCGATTGTCCGTGCGGGGGTCCAGCGTGGGGGCGTTGCCATTGCAACCTCCCTCCCACGGCCCTCGGAGCCCGTGCCGGTGCGAGCCGGTGGTGGCGTTCTTGCCCCCGGGAGGCCTGCCGCTCCAGTGAGAGTGACATTGGTCCTGCCGGTCGGGCTTGACGTCCCCGACTCTCTCCCATCTTCTGTTTCCCCTGGTGGTGGCGTGGGCGGACCCGTTCCGGCGGGCCGGCTCTCTGAGGAGAGGTCGGATTCCTGGGATGGGGTCATGACGCCTCCGCCACCTTCGCGCTCAATGGTGACCTGTTCATTTCTTTTCCTCTTCTCGGCGAAGAGCCATCCACCCCTGCTGGAGATCAGGGCGCGTCGCGCCCTATCCAGGCTCCGACTCAGCGTCCGCGCGGTCCATGAGGACCGCGCGTTGAACGCTGGTTTGGATTTTGGTGCTGGCTCAAGCGGAGCGAGGAAGAACAGGTCTCGGGCCACGTTTCCTGTGACTTTGTCGATCAGATCGGTCACCGTCCCTGGGTAGGCAAACCACCCAATAGGGACTTGGGACCCTTTCTTGATCACCCGGTAACGGCCCCCGATCACGAATTCGGCCTCCTGTGAGGCGATCTGCCTGAGTGGCAGCGTGGTGTGTGGGGCGGTGTCGTAGGGACGGGAGAGGATGGACAGGTCGTCTTCCCAGCCGCACGAGGTCGCCAAGACCAGTGCGGCTCGGTCGACTTCCTTGGTCGACTTCTCTACCCGGAAGTTCCAGAGTGTCTCGGATGGCAGTCCGAGCCCCCCGAGCTGGCGCGGGATGTGGAGGAGTCGGAGCAGTCCGAACCTTCTCAGAAATCCCTTCAGCTCAGGGTGGACGACGCCAATGAGATAGAGGATGGCCCGTCTGGCCTTCCGATCTCTGTGCTTCATCATCCCCTCGACCGCGGGGCCCAATGACAACCAGTATGGGCTCTCGCGACCGGTTTTGTCACACCTCATGGTGCCAATGATCCCCCGGGTGGGGAACGCCTCCGACCATCTCCGCAGCCTGGTCTCTCCAGAGTTTGATTCTTCCGTGAAGAAGATCTCCTCTGTAAAGACCCCGCCGCCGGCACAGAAGATGTGCTTGCTTGGTCCGGAGAACTTGGCGCCTGAAGCTCGTGCGTTTTCCTCATATCTCTCTCGCCCCAGACTGTTTGTGACGCCGACGAGGTCGTCACCGCAAATTCGCACACGAGGGGTTTGGCGGATAAGCCTCATGGTGGCTGCCCGAGCGGGGCCGACGCTGGAGAAGTATCTCCTGAAGGTCCCTGCCTTGAGATGGGCTGAATGCCACCAGAAGAGGTTCGCGAGGCACAGGAAAGGCCATGTTGTGGGGAGGCCCATGAGAGCCCCCCTCTTGGTTCGGATGTGCGGCTCCCCTGACAGCGTCGGATAGTGGATTGCCTGAGGCCCTAGGGCCTGCGCGACCACGTCCTTCGCCCAGTCGGGGAGACTCCGCCCTGGTGTTGATCCCAGGATTCCGTTCCAGATGGCCTGGAAAGTCTGCAGACTGATGAGGTCAGTTGCTGTTTTGAGGTCGGCCGAGAGGACCGACCCGCCAGCTCTGACCTGTCGGGGGAAGATCTCCTGAACCGCTTCTCGGTGGTCGCCCGCGAGGACGGCCTTAATCGATTTATCGGTACGGAGACCCTCCGCCATCCATCTGCGGACCTGATGTGCCAGTGCTACCAGAGCGCCGGGCGATTTGGTCACGACGCGGACTTTCCATCCGCGTTCGGAGATCACTTGCGCCTGGGCTCTCATCGGTCCATTTTCTTTTTGGGACCGAAGATCCTGGTAGAGCGCGTCCGCCAGAGCGGCGTGGAGCTTGAGTGGCCCGTCGTCTGACCTGACCGGATATGACGTGAGTTTCTTCACGAAATCCGGGGCGAGGGACGAGGCGAGGCCCGTGAGTTCCGCCGTTCTGTTGTATTTCCCCTCCGGCTCTGTCCTCTTTTCCGTAACCCCTTGCCGTTTCAGCTCATCCACTCGGGCCGAGGCCTTGAGCGAGATGGGGAGGCCTCGTGCCTGCCCGTTCAGGATGAAGACGGCTTGAACCTCGGGGGATTTCCTGGCCCAGTTGGCCAGTACTTCTTCCGTTGGTTCGGGGAGTCCGGAAGCCGGATCAATTTTGTGCGTTGCGGCGACCTCGGTCAGTTTCCGGTGTAGGAACCCCGCAAGCCCTCCTTGGGCGCGGGTGGATTCCAGACAGGCACCGGCTGACGGGTCGAATTCCAGTCTTGGGGCGAACATGGGTAGGTGCACTTCCGCCCAATATCTTCCAAAGAACTCCATTTCTTCACGGAGTTCGTTAGGAAGATCGGGCGCCGGTGAGGCGAGGTTGGCCATGTGCTCTTTAAGAGCCTTTTCGCCTTCCTCGAGCTGCCGCCCTTTTGGCAGCGATCGTCCGATGTAGGAAAGCTGGACCAGGATGTCTTCCCGGTATGCCAGCTCCTTGTCGGATGCTCCCTCTCGGGGCGCTTCCAGTGCCACACGGATCCTACTGAAAGGTCCGGTGAACACCCGATGGAATCGGGTCTTCGGCACTGCTTGCGCTGTGATTGCACCGATGCGGCAGGCTGCAGCGAAGTCTTTCATCAGCTGCGCGACGCAAAGTGGACCGGATTTGTCGACGGTCTGCTTTACCCATGTTTTGAGAGATGACCAGGCGTTGAGAGCGTCACGGTGAGTTCCGCGGTCGAGATGGAGTGCCGGCTGCCCTTGCAGGGCGGCCACGACATTCACTCGGAATGCGTGGAAAAGGGAGGTGGCCATGTGCTTTTGACCAGCCTCTCCCCACCGTAGGCATGCTCCCCAGCGATTCTTCCCGCTGGAAGCCTGGGCGCGGGGTCCGGACATAGGACCCGCGTCTTTTGCGTGCGTTTTGGCGAGCGAGGGCTTTGGCCCCCGACGTCGTACCGCAGTCTGGCGGTGCACCCCCTCAGAGAGGGCGGCGCATCCACCAGCAGGGCAGGTATGACCTCGAGTCTCGCGGGAGCGATCTGTGGCTCGGCCACTCTTCGCTCGCATGATGACTT